CGTACCATTAACTGTTAAGTCTCCTGTAACTGTAAGATTTTGACCTATTGTGACATCGTTAGGTAAACCAATTGTTATCGTTCCAGAACTCTCTGCAACATCAACTTCATTACTCGTTCCAGAAAATGTTATTGTTCCACCTAATGCAGTGGCAGTTGTATTAGAACCATCTGATACTGTAATTGAACTATTAGCTAGTTTAGAATTAGCGATAGAACCTGCGAGTTGTGCATTTGTAATTGTACCAGACAAACTACTTGTTGGATAATTTGTTGCGTCAGATAAATCAAAAGCAGGTGTCGCATCAGAAGCACCTAAAGCTAAAGATACTCCTCCGAAACTTACAGAGGAATTAGACAATTTAGAATTAGCTATTGATCCTGCAAGTTGTGCGTTTGTGATTGTTCCAGATAAGCTACTCGTTGGATAATTAGTTGCATCAGTTAGATCAAATGCAGGAGTTGCGTCAGAGGCTCCCAAAGCTAACGACACCCCTCCAAAACTTACAGAAGAATTAGACAATTTAGAGTTAGCAATTGAACCTGCTAATTGTGTGTTTGTAACACCACCTGATTTTATCGTAACCGCACCAGAACTAACGCTGAAATCATCTGAAGAAAAAGATGCAACACCTTTACTACTCGTACTAGCGTCATCTCCAGCAACTGTAATTGTTGTGCCAGTAGCAGAAGTGCTTATACCAGAACCACCTGCCACAGTTAAAGTTTCAGAACCTAACAAAACATCTATTGTGCCACTATCAGTTGTTGCGTCCAAATCTTGTGAAGTAATATCAGAAGTTAGTGCAATTGTTCCAGCTGTAGAAGGAAGAACAACTGTGGGATTACCAGAAAAATTACCATGAGGGGGTGCTTGTAGTCTAACATAATGTTGATTATTATCTTCACAGTAAAAATCTATACGAGATTCTGAACCTGTATTCTTGATGGATATAGCTCCACCCGTAAGTTCAATTTGATTACTAGCATTTAAAAACACAGATTTCTCTGCGGGATATGTCATAAAGACTTGTTTAGTGCCAGTTCCTAGATTCACCGCACTACCGGAGTTAGAGCTTTCTAATATCGTGGTTCTAGTAAGAGTAGTTCCACTTGATGCAAAGGTTCCTAAACCAACCTCAAAAGCACCATTGGTGTCATCTATGATAGCATAGTAAGTAGTATCAGCATTAGAAAGAACAGAAGTAAAAGTTTGAAAGTTAGTAACAGCACCAGCAAGGGTTATTGCGCCTGTACCCGTTGTTGTTGTAGTTTCCTTTACTCTATCTTTTAAAACTAAGGCCATTACGCAATCCTTATGATCGCATTACTCGCATCTGCTGTTGGAAAAACAATCGTAAAATCACCGCTACTAGCCGCTTTATCTGCGCCAAAATCTAATATGGCAACCGAGGGATCACCGGAAGCTGAGTCGTTATAAATCATTGCTCCCCTTACACCAGTTACAGTAACACTAGAAAAAGTTAAATCATTAAAATCTACGATAGCCGTAGTTCCAGAAGATGTAGGTGTAACATTTGTCAAAGCAGAAGCAGAGCCTTGAGAAGTAATTCCAGTAGCTCCCCCTGCTATTTCGTTGGTTCCAGTAAAAGCTGTTGTAGAAGCATTAAAACTAGCACTATTATTATACAAAGCTAATTTAAACGTATTACCAGAACTATTTGTAAAATTATGAACTCCTTTTAATAGTTCTACTTTAAAAGACGTACATAAAAAATTACCACTAAAAGCCATTATAATCTCCTTATATATTCTGCTAGTTTTATATTACCAGAATCTTTTATAGCATTGTATACCGTAGTTCTATCGCTTTTAATAGCCTCTTTCATATAATGAGCGATAACCTGTTCTAAATTATTTTTATACTCTCTAGCTTGTTCTTGAATTGCAGGATGAGCAGTATCAGATATAGATATAATTTTGTCTACACATCTTTTTGCTACCTCCTCTGGTGTAAATCCCCTATTGTCTATTGTTTTAATACCAACAGAAAAATCTTTTGACATATTTAAAGCATCTGTAATCATGTTTTTTGCCTTCTTATTAAACCAGTTCTATAAGTATCAGAAACTTCATTAGCTTCACCAAGACTTTTTACTCTCGATAATGCTTCAGTAAACTTAGAATTATATGCACTAAGAACATCTTGTTCACCTTTCATGTATATGTAGGCTTCAACTAAAGAACCATACAAAAGAGCTACCTCTGCATTTTCACTAATCCAAGTAGTGCCACTATCCGCTCCTGCAGTTAAACTTGAGGGTCGATAAAAGTAACTTAACGTTGTTGTAAAATTAGCATTTGGAGTTGGAGCTAGTATAAAATTATCTACATCAAATTGAGCGTAATATTTAGGAACTCCTGTAGTAGAAGAGTCTGGTGTATAAGTTTGAATAAAATCTAAATCTTTAAATAACAAAAATTCTATATTACTACTATTTGTTATACTCAAAGAATAAGGTGCTATAAAATCAGAAGGACAAGCAAGAAATTTATTTCCAGAAGTCATAGCTCCAGAAGCATTTTTCTTAAAATAATTTAATTGTACAGATTTAAATATTCTTTCTTCTGCCAATCTTATAAAAGTATTAAGATTAGAAACAAAGTTAGTTTCATCATTTTGTGTATAATCTTGTATAGCTGATTTTAAAGTAGCAAGAGTAAAGCTCATGATGTTGTCACCGTAACTTCCCCTACTTTAGAAATACCTCGTATTAAAGTAGCATTAGGAGTTTCCACTGTGTCTTTGTTTACAAAAACTTTTAGTGTCTCCCTAGTGTCTGGTCTCGGTTCTCTTAAAGATTCTGGATCAGCAGGTTGTTTTTTTGGATGAAGTTGAGGATGTTTTTCTTCAAACTCATCTGGACCTACAATCAAACCATTCCATTCCTTCTTCATATCCCTTAATCTGTATCTAAATCCAGATCTATCTGATATACCAAAAGCATTTTTGTTAGAAGCATATCGTGTCATTATAACCTCAAATACTGCATATCAGGTTGTAGTTTTAAAGAAACTCGATCATCATCCTCTGCTGCGGCTCTTTGGAACTCTTCTTCATATACTGTTTTCAATAACTGAACTCTTTCTGGTGATCTTTTCATTGAAATATAATAAGCCAAACCTGCAACTAAACAAGGGTAAAAACGAAAAGGTAAATCTAATGTGTTTACTTGTGCATCCGCATCATCCATTCTGGTAATAGCATCATAAATAATTGTGTCTGTGCTATTTTCTGGAATAGGCCATATTTTTAAATTAGGAGTTAACTGTCTATCTAAAAAATATTGTGTCGGTCTTCCTTGTGTTGTTTTAGTAGGAATAGCTAAAAAAGCATCTCTACTTATTCTTTGCATGGTTAAATCTGTACCACTTCTTCTTACAACAGCAGATAGTACATCAATAACATCTGTACCCAAATCATATTCACCATCAGCTAAAGTTAGACTTAACGTTCTTTGTTTGATTGTCCATTGATTTAAACCTCTATTCGCCCATTCTGCTAATAAAAGATTTAAAGATCTTTTGGCACTTTTTAAATCATACCCTGTCCGAACCTCTATACCACAACGTTCATAAGCTTCTTCGATATATTCTGCTACATCTAATTCAAAATCTTTGCTTCCAGAAACTGCCATTACTTACCAGCTTTCTTTTTTACCTTCTTCTTTTTCTTCTTTAAAGGAGGTTTTGATATTTGTTTCTTCATCTGTAATCTTGAAATCACCATAAGAGTTTTTCCTTTGTATAAAATCTTCCCACAGAGGTGTTAGCATTTCATGGTTTGCGCTTACTTGGACAGCCATAACTTCTGTTCTTTTATCTACAGAAATTAAAGTTGCGACTATCCAAGCAATCGCACCAAAACTACACGATATTGTTACACCTACAATAATCTCTTTTGTCATGATCAATAGTTCTTACGCATGGCTAAGATAACAGTGTATGTATCTGTATCATCGTGACCAACTGTTGTAAACTGAATATCTCCAGTTTTACCACTACCAGCATTATTTGGTAATCCACCGAAACTTCTATAATCGTGGTGTCCACTTT